TCATGCTTCACCGCCTTTCGATCATGTCTGTTACCTTCCGAAAATCGCCGCCATCGCGCTCACCACGGTGCTGACGACGCCGGCCACGGAGGCGGAATACTTCGCTTTGATCTCAGTCGCCATACGTCACCGCCTTTCGATCATTCGGTCTTCCCGAGTTGCGACGCACAGTGCCGCTGCAAAGCCCCGATGGCCACGGCAAGCGCCTGATAGTCCTCGTGCGCGCGGGCGTGCATCGCGTCGATCACCGCCGTGAAAGAAGCCTGTTGCGCCTTCTGCGCCTCGACGTGTAACTCCGTCTGGCGTACAAACTTCTCGTACAGCGAAGGCAACAGTTTGGTCACGATGTAAATGAGCACCACCCCGACGATGCCCAAGGCCGTCAAGTTGGCCCACGGCGAAAAGTCGCCGATCGTCGTTTCGGCGAACAAGGCCATCGCAAAGGCAAACGGTAGGCCGATTTTCAGCATCACGTCACCTGCTTCGTGTGAACCCTCATCACGATCCGGTGTGGATCGCTGTAGCGCCATGCCTGCTGGCCGGCCGGGGCCATCACTTCGTACACGAGCACCGACCCGTCGGCCTGCCGTTCCTGGATCTGGTCGCCGCGGGCCGGCTCGGCTTGCAGGCCGGATAGAATCAAATCCGCGGCCAGGATGAGAAAGTCGCGGCTCTGGTGTGTTACGACCATGCCGCTTTCGTCCGCGATGCCGAACTCCGTCTGCCCGATGGTCGCCTTCAGGTCGAGCGACTCCGCCCCGCGAACGTACGCGATCGACCGACTGGCGTGCGTGTGGAGCACGTCGCCCAACCATTCGGCCGCGTCCGCCAGCATGTCGCCCATCTACTTCGCTCCCGTCGCAGCGCGGAATCGCCGGCACGCCGCGACGATCCCCTCGTCGTGCAACTGGTATTTGTCCCACCGATACCCACAGGCCCGGCAAGCCGCCGGGGCGTCGTCGGCCATGTGCGGGCCGGCGATTTTCGGCAAGCACTCCCGCCACCGGCGGGCGACGTCGCCGAAGTCCGCAGACAATACGTTTCCCAGCGTGGACCTTCCCTGCCAGTCGTAGCAGCACAGGTGCGTGTTGCCGTAGGCGTCCACGATCAATTCGACGAACGGCCGCAGGCACGGGGCCGTGGGGTCGCTCGGCGCGACGTACGTCAATCGGCCGTCGAGCGCGGGATTGTCGCACACGCGCGCCTGCACGCCCTTGGCGGTCAGCCGCGTGCAGCCGCGGCGTCCCTCGGCGGTGTACGCCGAGACCACGATCTGCTCGAACGCCGCATACTCCTCGCACGCTTCGGGGATCAGCGTGCCGTTGGTCCAGAGAATGAACCGCGCGGCGGGCGCGCGGTCCCGGACGGCCCGCATCAGCCGGAACATCCGCGCGGCTTCCAGCAGCGGCTCGTTGTAATAGACCCAGCCGACCAGCCCGCTGAAGCCGAGTTCGCGGTAGGCGCGGACCGCGCACTCGACGATGGTCTCGTCGTCCAGCGCCGCGCGGGTGTCGAGGCCCGCGTACCGGAGCGGGCTGTTGATCGGGCATGCCGCGTGGACGGCGGCCAGGTTGCAGCCGGTGCCGAGTTCGAACTCCAGCATCTGCAGCGTGTGGAGGGGAAGCGCCTCGCGCTCCGGACGCCACTTTTCGGCCGTGTCCTCGTCGCCGTTCGTGAAGCTGCCCCAGGGATTGTAGGTGCCCCAGCCGGCCTTGCCCTCGTGAATCAATCGCACCCTGCGCGTGGCCCACGTATCGCGGACCCCGCGATTCCACAAGTCGCGGCTGAAGAGCCAGTCCTCGCTCTGCCGCCGGTGCGCCCACTTTCCCTCGGCGTCGCGCACCGCGCGGGTGGGAAACTGGAAATAGAGGTCCAGCCCGCCGTCCTCGCCGACCGCGCGGAAACACGGCTTGCGAAGGTCGCAGACCCACAGCCCCGTGTTGTGCAGCAGCGGCCGGTCCGGGTAGCCGGCGTCGACGTTGTTGAAGGTCTCCGGCAGGCGGAAGACCTCGTGCATCGTGAAGCGGCGAAACGGCTTCCACGGGTCGTTAAGGTCGGCGATCCCCGTGCTGGTCACGCCGCGGCCGTCCTTGATCGGGGCCACGACCGAGACGAGCGTGGCCCGGCGGGCGTCCATTTCGTCCAGCAGGACGTCCAGCCACATCTGAGACGGATCGGGCGCGATGTCGCCGTGCAGCATCGCGAAGTGCGTGACCTTTCCCTCTTCCATCAGGTTCCGGGCGTCGGTCCACAGGATGTTGAAGTCCTCCGCGCCGCTGAACCCGAAGCCCCCGTTGTAGGGCGTGGCCTCGTGTTGGCGCGTCGAGTTGCAGACGCCGGTGATCGTGCCCCAGCACAACTGCTTGCCGGGGACCGCCAGGTAGATTTTGTGCTTCTCGCTTTCCATTTTACCGACTCCTGCAATACGGCCGGGGGCCGGCGGGTTGCAGGTCGCGCCGGCGCTCCCGGCCAAACCGGTTTTGTAAAAAACGCTCCCGCAATCGAATCAGGCCACGTCGGTGACCGCGATCAGGCCGTACCAGGCGTTCGCGCCCTCGCTGTAGAAATGGCCGATGGTGTTGGCCGCAACGGTGATCGCGTTGTTCGCGCCCTTGAGGTTCACCTGCTTCGCAGTCGGCGGGTAGATCAGCAGGGTCTTGTCGGTGACCATGTTGATGACCACGCACTGAGCACCGTCCACGCACGACGGCAAACGAACTCCCGCCGAGTTGTCGGAGGCAGCGACGAGGTTGACACCCTCGACCAAGGCGCCCGCCGCTGCCTGGTTGGCACCGGCTGCACTGACGGTGCTCACCAGGCCGGTGAGCCGCGGCATCTTTTTGATCGACAGGCTCGCGGCGTTGGTGCCGATGGTGATCGTGCCCTTGACGTTGCCGGTCCCCGACGAGTCGAGGACGACGGCCCCGGCCGTGCCGTTGGTCCCGTCGCCCGCGCCCGAGAGGAGCGTTAGGGCGCCGCCCGTGTTGCCGACGGTCGGGCCGGCCCCGCCGATGATGGCGACCGCCCCGCCGTCGCCGCTGGTGGCGGTGGTCGCCGCCCCGCCGGTGATCGCCACGGCCCCGCCGTTGGCGCTCGCGCCGTCGCCCGACGCGCCGCCGACGAGGCTCGCGGCCCCGCCGTCGCCGGTCCCGTCGCCCAGGCCGCCCGTGACGCTCGCGGCGCCGCCCGCGGCGTTGCCCGTGCCGGCCGCCCCGCCGGCCACGGTCACGGCGCCGCCGGCCACGTTGGCGTTGCCGGCGGCCCCGTCGATGGCGATCGCCCCGCCGTTCGTGTAGCCGGTGATCCCGAGCGAGGAGTCCTCGCCAGTGATCCCCGAGGCGGTCACGGCGCCGCCGATCGTGGTGGTGCGTTTCGCCGCCGTCAGCTTCGTGCGGACGACCGTCGCGTTGGCCGCGGCATTGGCGATGGCCACACCCATCAGGTTGCCGCTGGCGTTGTCGGCCGCGCCGGTGTTGCTGCCCACGTCGGTCGCGGCGGCGTTCCAATACACCGCGTCGCCTGCGGTGAACGCGTCCGAGGTCTTCGGGACGTCGAACACGCCCTCGCTCGCCAGGGAGCCGAGGCAACTGACGACGATCGCCTGGGTGGCGACCATCGGGATCGAGCCGATCTCAATCACGTCGCCGGCAGCCACGTTCGCGGCGGCCGTGTAATCGATCGCGTCGCCGCGCGACGTGATCCGCTTTGCAGGGGTTTGAGCCATTTTCTATTCCTTCTGTAGAAGTAGGTTTGTGTGCCGCCTGCAATCGGCAGTTACGGGAAGTCTCACGTCGGTTGACGATTACGATTACGCTTCCGCGGCCACGCTCGCACGGTACTCGCTCATCGAGCAGCCGAAGTCGTGGTAGCCGCGGAACTGGATGCCCAGGGTCTCGAAGTCGGTGTCGGCCGTCTCGATGGTCGGCGATTCGTTGCCGTCCAGAAAGCACACGATGGCGCTGGCCAGGACGGCGGGGTTCGACAGCAAGTACCAGGTCGTCGCGGAGTAGCCCGTGTACGCGCTGTTCCCCAGCTCCGGCACGATCACCGGCCGGAACCGGTTGAAATAGATGTTGGTCGTGGGGAACTTCGTCGAGGCGGTCGTGTCCCGCTGTTCCTGCGAGACGTACAGCTTGCGGGCCGTGGCCTCCAGGTCGGGCGGCACGAGCAGCCGGTCGGGCTCCAGGTTCAGCATGTTGCCGTCCGGGCCGGCCATGTTGCGGAACGACTTGACCGCCGTGTTCAGCCCGGCCTCGGCCAGCGCCGATCCGGTGACCAGGTTTCCGCGGGCCGCGGTCCAGAAGGCCGCCCCGTTGTAGGCCGCCGTCCACGCGGTCCAGAAGACCTTGTTCAGCGCCACGGCCGCGCCGATGCCGAACCGGTTGCGGAGGTCGTTCAGCGCGCCCAGGTCGTCGTTGATGATGTCGGTGCGACTCAGGGCCGCCATGCGGGCGTAGGTCTTGGCCTGCAGCGTGTAGCTTTCTTGCCCCAGCGTGCCGTGCTGAATCTCGCCGCTCGGCGCCAGCTCCTTGTATTCCAGCGTCGCCGTGAGCCGAAAGGCGGTGACCGCCTTGAAGTCGGCCACCGGCCTGACCTGCGCCACCTCGCGCCACGTCTGCGGGATGGCCTGGAAGCCTTCCAGCAGCAGCTTGTTCCCGGTCGTCGTGAGCAGGGTGGTGAGCGTGTGGACGGAAAAGGCGGCGCGGATCACCTCGCGCAGGTTGTCGGCGCCGACCCGCATCCGGCCGGTGTAGCCGGCCTGGATCGCGTGGTACAGCAGGACCTCGCCCAGGCCGATGCGGCGGAACCTCGACCCCGAGGCGGCCTCGAGGATTTGCGGGGTGAAGTGTTTCTCGGGCGAGCGGAGGCCGCACGACATGGCGAACGCCGCCTCAATCACCTGCGGCTCGGCGTCGCGCGTCGAGCCGTGGATCGCCGGGGCCTTGGGCCGCTCGGCGCGAATCAGGTCGCGCTCGAAGAGGGCGCCCGCGCGAACGTATTCCGCTTCCAGCCGGGCGGCCGGCCACTTCTCTTCGAGGGCCTTGATCTTCGCTTCGTTCGCCCCCTGCAATGCGGCCTGCTTGAACTTGGCGAGTTCGGCCGGCGGCACGTCGGCGTACTTCGCCGCGGCGGCTTCGATGCCCGCCTCGTGTCGGGCGTACTCCAGGGCCACGGCATGAAGGTCGAAGCTCGGGGCATCTATCTTCTTGGCGGCGGCCTCGATGGGCAGGCCGTCCTTCTTGGCGGTGGCCTTGACTTCCGCGTCGTATTTGTCGCGGAGCTTCTCCTTCTGGTCGTCGCGCAACTCGGCGACCACCAAGCCCATTGCCTCGATCCACTGATGGAAGTTCATATCATCCTCTTGGGGTTGGGCGGCGGATGCCGCTACCTGCGCGGACGTGCGACTATCGGCGCCGACGGCCACGAAACTGACTTCGCGTAAGGTCGCCTTGCGGGCGATGTAGAGGGGACCGGTAAACGACTTGCCGTTGACTTCGGTCTTGACGCCCTCGCCGACGAACTCCCGCTTGTCCGGCCACGCGCCGACGGATGCCCGCCACGGGAACCCGGCCGACGCGCTGGCCACGACTTCTTGGGCGGCGGGCCCGGCGCCGGAGACGACGCCCGAGAGTTTCAGCGCCGACGCCGTGACGAGCACCTCGTCGGCATGGCCCACGACCTGCGATAGCTCATGGTCGCGCAGGATCGGAATGGGGGCCTCGGCCTTCAGGCCGGTCAAGTCGATCACGACCGGTAAGTCGTAACGCGAGACGATCATCAAACCGCCGGTGTAGGCGTTCATCGAGAATCGCTTGGACTTCGGGGCATCGGGTTCGCCTGCCGAGGCCTCGATCCACGTCAGCAACGCGGCTTCGGCGTGGATCATTTCGGCGGAACGGGCCGCGGCGCGAATCGCGCGGGCAGCGTTGTCGCGTTTGCGCGGGCGAGTCATACGCGGACCTTTCCATTTCTGGTGCCGTTGGACCGCGGCAGGCGATTGAGCGGCGTGGGCTGGGTTTCGTCGTCGGCCTCGCCTGGATCGGCGGCCGGCGTGGAGCCCGCAGACAGCGATGCGCGGAAGAGTTCGCGGCGGTATTCCTCGACCGTCATGCCGAGATCGGCTGCGGCCTGCGTGTCCTCGTCGTCGAGGTCGTAGCCATCCTCGGCCGCGATCCGGCGGCGATGCGTGGCCCCGGTCGAAAGGTCCGTCTTGCGGGCGTTCGCCGTATCGATCGGCTGAATGTCCGGCTTCGCGGGCCAGTCCCAGGTATGCGGCGGGGGCTCGCGAGAGACCCAGCCGATGGCGACAACCGCCTCGGCGTACCAGAGGTCGAAGAGCGGATCGAGCACG